GTCCCAATTAAGGCTCTTGGTTAAAAGAAAACGGGTGCTCTTGTGCGCACCTACCACATCATTGTGGCCCTCACCCCCTCTGACTTTTGCATCCCTCGTATTACGTAACGTCTTGTCTTTATCCATATGTCTGTGAGTCGATTTTTTGGCACAGATCCGATCTTGATATTGTTTGCTATGATGTTTTTGAAGTCACCCGATGCTATAGGATTATATATATCCATATCACTTGGTAAATCACCGAGCAGCCATGCTTCTGCATCTTTAGAACCCAGTCTTTTTCCCAAAGTGTTTAAATTTTGCCAATACGTTATTCTATTTTGTCTTATCCACTCATTGACTTTTTGTTTTGTTTCTAATAGCCTCGTTATGTCTGTAATCACGTTTCGCATATCGGCGAATGATCCGAAGCTATTTTCTCGTTTCACTTCTTCTCCGTTTGCCATCAGTTCGATTTCTGCGTCTCGTTCCTTGTAAGTAACCCCAATGTCCAACAATTTTGTTATTTTGACGTTTGCCTCAGCCAATTCCTCCTTCCATTTCTTTCTCACTCCATTTGTTAATCCATTGACTTCATCCCCCACGACCGTTGCGGCTGCATCTTCATGCGCTAAAGTTTGTAATTTTGTTTGATCTATCGCCACACCATATTTTTGACTTTTGATTTCCCAATTTTTGTATCTCCAATCCGTAACTATTTCTACTCTCACCCCTTTCGCTTGACCTAATTTTGGCAGTCCATGTACCCTTGTATTCTCTATCGGTTCCCATATTCCATATCCTCCGTTAATTATTGGTGTTCTTGCTGCAATATAACTAATTTTATTCTTTCGACACCATATACGAAGTAATTTGTCTTCACTACCATTTAACTTTAGTCCACGACGTCTACATATACGTACTGCGTCTATCGTGCTGTTAATCACATCCAGTTCCGACATTGGACTGTCAGACCAAGGTTTGCGCAACACAATACCTGCAACAGATCTCGCTGGATATCCTCTTGCTCCATATTCGTTAAATGATACACGTAAAAATTCAGTGCTTCGTGATGTGATACCGAATTTGCCATCACCTCCTATAAAATTCATTCTCTTCAACATCCAATCTATTAGTTGTAAGACTGCTACATTTCTATCCATGAATGACGAATCGTCACCTTGTATTTTTGTATCCTCTTCCTCAAGCGGGGGACGCCGAGTTGTTTTAATATCTCAGCAACTGCTGTACATGCAGTTAGATTAAATCCGTCCCCCACTATACTAGTTAAGTATAACCCGGAGGGCAAACCGCCTTCAACAGGTATCTCTCTTCCATTCATGCTTTTTATGTATGAGTGCCAGAAACTGATTTCGACTTCTTTAACTATTTTGTCAAACTCAGTCAAAGATCCATTTGGTACATTGAATCTTGCCGCCTCAACTATCCTGCAATATATTATCACTAGCTCAATCGTTTTGACTTGTCTTTCAAATCCTTCATAATCCCATGCCATACCGAATAATCCTTTCTTGCACCTATCTACCATATATTTCATTCTTTTTAATTTCGTTCTTGATGTTTCATTCCTTGTCACATGCCGCCATTCTTTGTATCCCCGTCCGCTTATCGTTACTATCCAATTCATTTTTAAATACGTTTCTAAATCACTGCAGACTGCTATTCTAACTTTCCCTAATTCACATTTCGCAAATGCGCTCGACGTTTGTGTTTTCTTGTTTAATGACATTTTAACCAGTTGTTCAATTGTTAATGCATCCGGGACCATGTTTTTCCGACATTTAACGTTGTAGACTTTGCCTTGGTACTCGACCTCTATCCTTCCTTCTGAGCTGGCACCTTGTGTTATCCAATCCCCAGAAGCAACGTACTCTTCAAAAGTTGCATACGTTGTTGGACGTGAAAGTCCCTCTTTTAACGCGATTTTTGTCCACTCGTCAAATGTTAAATACATATCATGTTCATTTCCCCCTTCCGCTAAGCCCTTTGTCTGTTTCTCATCATCAAAGCCAGGCCATGGTAATAATCGGTATCCAGTTAAACACTTCATCTCAGCATATAACTGCCATCCTTCCTCCATATCATTGGATTTCACATAGTTAGAAATTGCGCCTGTTACAGTATCCCAAACCCCCATCGGGTATATTGAAATTCTGCTCATCACATTCCTCCAATCATTATCCATACCACATGCGTACCATCCCGTTATTAGAACCCAAACATATGAACTTCCTATCATCCTTTCGCACCATTCAATTGCCAGCTCACCTTGTGTTTTGAATAGGTCATAAAACCTAGTTCGTCTTATTGTCATATCTCCTTTACACCTCGGAGGCCAGCAGTGTTTTGCTATTTTGTCGAACTCACCTTTATTTAACCACTTATTAATTCCATCCTTAAACCCTATTTTATTTACATCACTAATGAAGTCATTTATTTGTTTCGTATAGCTTTTTGACTCAGTTAAAATCTTATCTCGCGTTTCTTGTCTTGCTTTTTGGTATACGATTTTGTCGTGCAGGTTATCCTTTTCCCACATGTCAATCTGAGTGGACGCTACCTTGCAGGCATTACCGATCGGCTCGATTCGAGGATCAGGAATTAGTCCACCATCACTCCGTGATTTGAATTTGATTGGAGTTGCTGAATTTATAGTTGCTAGTCGTGCTACAAAAGTGTAAGGGTCACACTTATCGGTATTCAGTACCCAACGTAATACATCAAGATTAGCATTTGGAAATAGATCCCCTGCTTTCTGTTGCCACAAAGGAGAATTTATTGTTTTTGCGACAACTCGCCATTTTTTGAGTCGGCGGATGTTTCATCAATTTCTGTTGTTGCTGTCATATTTTTAAGGAATGGATTTGTTGTTTGAAATCCACTGGGTATGAGCACAGCTGGTCTGACAGTTTGTTTTGAACCAATAATTCTTGAAACTCGTATTGATGTTGATCCGACTGCTAGGTCATTATACAATACACCTTGTGCTCCAAGGTGCGCCAAATCAACAGTCATTGTTATCCAGTTCCATGATCCTGCTCCATCGATTATTGGGTAAATATCTAATTTGCTATTCAAGTCAGGACTCATATCACGCCTATTGTAAGGTGGAAATTCAGCTTTTGTTGATGTAAGAGTTACAGTTGTAGAGGTTCCAGTGTATACACCAACTTGACTGCCAAAAGGATTAACCATTATCAAATTCAAACCTTGCCCTCCATCTATTACTCTATTTCTCTCAAGCCAAAGAGAAGCTCGTCTATTTGCTCTTCTTGTCCAGTTTGATTCCATGAACCAATTATTTGATCCGATGAAGGTGGGATTCTTTGTATCCCAAGGTGCACATATTGCTGCTAGTGCAGTCGGTTGTCCTCCAAGTATAAATTCATTATCACCCAGTGTCAGACAGACATTTCCTTCGTCTTTTGTCGGTGGTTGACAATAATCCAATAGCCTACTTTCTGTCCAAGTATCCATCATAAAGTCGGTGTAAAATGCAGGTTTATAGCGTGTGGCTGGGATTGCTGCATCTCCAATATATGGTACACTGAATGATGAAGGTGCACGTCTAAAAGCAAAAATATTGCGATCGGCTTTGTCATATGGTAGTGCAGTGCCTAGGAATTCAATTGCTATATCATTCATCAACAAATAACCTGTACCGATTGTGTTTCCTTTAATTGTCCCGATTCCTCCTAAAAAATAAGTGTAAAAATGTTGTCTCAACAGTTGATTAGTGGTATTTGTCAATCCCATATTCAAAGCATCAACACTTAGTCCAAGCATGTCGAAATATATTTGTGTAGTCATAATAAACCTTCTCGCTTGGCAACGCGCTAACGATATCTCCTCTTTTTGCATTGTAAGCAAAGGCCAAACATCATATGAATCAGGGTCAACAGTAGAATAAGCTCCAATCCCAATCTGGCTGAAAAGAAAAACTGATCCAGCATCGAAACAATAATCGACATAGTCAGGTGCAAATGGTAAGTCATCATTGGTATCTGTATAGAATAAAATTGAAGCTCCAGTTACATCAGCTTCACTTCCTGAATTCACTGGTGGTTCACAGACTGCTTCAGGTGGAGCATTGCCTAACACATGTGCTGTTAGAGGAGGTGCTCTCCATATTCCAAAAGATCTCAAGTAATCACGAGCTTCTTGCACTTCTGCTGGTGCTCCTAAAATTGCAGCCAATCCATTGCAAAAATTAATAATCATGGTTGGATCTGCTGCAGCTGGAACGAGATATTCATCAAGCCATTCCAATACTCTAACATTTGATCCTGCTAAATCAAGTCCGTATATTTGAACTGGAAACCCGCCAACTGTAGGAATTTGCATTGCTAAGGCATTGGCTTCAACAGAGTCAGCTGGTGGTTGAGCAACTTGAGCAGCTACTGGCAGCAACACATTGACAACATCTTCGTTTAAGCCACTAAATGCAATCTGATTTATGAAGGGAGAGATAGTAACAGCTTCTTCACCAATTATGTCAATATTCCAACTATATAATCCAAAAGGTGCAGGTAAAAAGAAGATCAACAGTAATCTTATGTATAATTGAAAGACTTCTGGTGATTGCTTTGCAATAAATTGTGGACATACAATTGTTGATTGCAGTTCATCGGCTCTTATCGTTCCAGAATTTACATGAAAACGTACTCTTGGCTGAAATCCTGGCACAAAAGGAAAAAATCTGTTACCATCAGCACCAACACAATCTTCCTGATATGGTCTTGCTGGGTCATTCAAACTCACACCAGTTATTTGCGCGGTACTTGTATCTACAAAGAAATTACTATCAATAACTTCGAGTGAACCCCTTAGAGGTAGAGCATTGTTTGGATCTTGATTGGGAAACAGACAATAACATACTTGTAATATTTTCATAAAATTGTAAGACCAATCATCACTTTGAGTTGCTGGTACCCCACCCCACAGTAAAACATCAGTAGCCATGAACCCTAATATCGTAGTGGCGTTTTGTCTTACTCTCTGTCTCGCAGCATCACAATTTTTGTACTCCTCTGTATGCTGATACTTGTGGGTGCGACGCACACCATTCAAGCCTACAGTAACCAAAGTCCTTAGTGGAACTGATGCTTCAGTGTCTGGTCCAAGTGTTCTGTATTGACCCAAGCTCTCTCTTGGAGCAATTGATGCATTCTGAAGTGTTTCAACACCGTTGAAGCCTTCTCTTCTCACAAACAAATCACCACTTAAAATGTCAGTAACAGTTTTATTAATCATTGGAGATTGAGTATATCCTCGTTCCTTAGCTAGATCTTCCATAAGTGATCTTGGAGCTTGTTTCTTGTATTTGGAGGGAGCGCAGCCTAGGTGATCCTTTGGTAATTTGATTGTTGCACCTCCTTTTTGAACTTCAGCAACATTCGGTAAACTGGTGTTAGCTGCAAGTTGTGCCTGGTTTCCATTGGCAGCGTGTTGTCTTCGATTCCTTTCCTTATTACTTATAAACCAAACTTTGTCGTTTGGTTGTTTCATTGTTCCATCATACTTAGCTAGAATGTGGCTAAATTGACCACGGAACTTGGTCTTACTCTCTGCTGTAAGCAGGCCGACTACGTCGGATTCAATTTCAGGAATTGAAAGGTATAAAGAATCAGGAACACTTGCTGTTTTTGAGAGATCATACTCAACTCTCTCTCTCCCAAGCGTGATTAGGAAAAAAGCCAAAGCAGGATTTGAGGCCTGTTTTGCAAGGAAGGCTGCGAACATGTCACATTGTTTTTCATTATAATAAAGTTTGATTTGAGTTGAAAGCCAATTTGGTTTAACCAGGCATAATAATTTAATTGCATACTCAGTCGTAACATCATTAATGATATACCAATTGACGAATTTTGCTACACTGGAGAAGATTAAGGTAAATCTCTTCTTTTTCCTTTGTACTGGATCTGGCTTCTCCTCTTGTTCAGCTTTCTTTGCAGCTTTTTCTTCTGCTTTCTGACTTGGATTCTTTGGTCCTACATGACCAAAATCATCATCATGTTTCTTTGGTTTGGTAGGCCATGAATTAGCTGGTTTAACTACAAATTGCCACTCCTCCTCATCATTGCACTCACCTGGAGTTAAATCCTCAGCTTGTTCATCAAGTATAAATAGCCACAAATATGGATTATAGGTCTGACAACTAACATGGGTGATTCTCTCAACTGCCATTAAACTCCTTGCGTGATTAACAACTTTAGTCATATTCACTGGTGGTCCTTGTTCATCATCACTGGTTTTATTGACCATTGCCTTCAATTGCGTCTTTGTCGGTTTTTGTTCTTTATTTCTTTCCTCTCTCTGTTTCTTGATTTGATCGGATATCCTGACTTGTGCTTTTTGTTCTTTAATTGATGACTCGGACGTTGCTTGAATTCTTTGTTGTTTCGCTTCGGTAATACGTTTCTTGAGTGCCTCTTTGAGGTGATCGGATTCAACTAACGATTCGTGTGGTAGTGAAGCAATTGCTTGGTTCAGAAGTGCGGTCTTTTCCTCTAAACTAGTATTACCGTTTAATGCATGCATTCGTTGATTCCTCTGTTTATTGGTTTCAAGACATACATCTTTAATGACACTGACCACTTCTAAGCTATCAGTAATTGGTGGTAGATGCGGTGCAACATTTGTGCTCCAAAATGGTTGTTGTTGTGCGTCAACTGCTACTAAATGTACCTTTTGTATGTCGACGGATAGGGTCTGAAAGCCTTCAAGCTTGACTTCGACTCCCACAGCAAGGCGATTCACACTAATGTTGAAGGTAGGTAGAAAGTCTGTCGCCTCATACCAATGTAAGAACCAAGGTCCTTCAAAAGTGCCGTAACTTCCACTTGTATCTGTAGTCACAACATGTTCACGCTGTTGGTCATCAGAAGTGAAATAGACTGTTCCTTTTGTAATTGCATCAATTTCATTCACATCGTAGCAATTTAGTGTAGCATAATTGATGCCCAGAGGATCACGAGGGACAATTGAATCGATAACTGCAACCATTGGGTTTGAGTATGTATCTACCCAGGCAAACCCGCTCCAACTACAGTTATATGTGCCTGATCCTGGAACAGTTGGATTTGGTAGTGATCCTTGATGCAACGCGTCACCAACGATCGTTGCATTGTAAGCACACACAACTTTGTGAATGTCAGTAATCGTGAAAGTGCCATCTATCCTAGCTGTAAACATATCACCAGCAACGACATCAG